CTTCTTTTCGAGTTGTTCCTTGAGTTTATAAATTATTTGATTAGTAATAAGGTCGACATGAGTCCCTCCTTCAGACGTTGATATACCATTTACAAAAGAAACTTGAGTAAACTTGTCATACGGATTAAGCGTTACAGCAAATTCCCAACGCTCATTCATTTTTTCATATACTACAGGTTCATGATCCTTAACAAACAATTTAGTAAAATCATGAAATGACTTGATGAGTACCTTTTGACCATTGAAATGAACTGAAACACTCTTATCGGTAACAGCGGAGCCTTCATATACACGGGTTTTGAACAAAGAAATAGTATCGGGGTCCATATTTTCCATACCGAAGCGATTAAAATCGGGAATAAAAGAAATACGAGTGTAGCTTTTTTTCTTGGAAGTAGTAACCTTTGGGTTACCGATCACACTCATGTTGTTCTCCCACGTCTGAATAAAATGGTGAGTTCCATCACAAATATCAACGGTAAACTTCTTAGAAAATGCATTAGTAAGCTTAGCTCCATACCCATTCAACCCACCGACAGTACGAGCTTCAGTATCGTCATAATTTGAAGAAGTATGGAACTCACCAAAAATGATTTCTGGAACATATTTCTTGAGTTCCTTATGGATTTCGATAGGAATAGCACTCCCATCGTTTAAAATGGAAATCTCTCCGTTATCGGAAATAGTAACTTCGATCTTTTTCATCGTGGAATCACGCTGAGAATGGTCAGTTGAGTTTGTAAAAATTTCATCAAATATTTTGTAAAGACCAGGGCTGAAAGTAAGTGATTTACGAGTCATACGATTTTCGTCCAATACCCAGCGTTCAGTATTAATACGCTCGATATCACCGATATACATTCCAGGACGAAGAAGAACATGTTCAAGTTGGGATTTTTTTTGATATGTCTCTTCGATGGTTTTCTTTTTCGGAGGCATTTTCCTTTGTTCTTACAATTATTATGCACACTCCTTTAAGCAAATTTTTTATTGAAAAAAACTTAACTTAATTAATTTTTATTTTTAGCAAAATCGAGGATATCGTCTGCTGTCCGGGAACCCAAAAATTTAGATTTGTCACCCTTTATAATAGTTGGGAATCCCTGGACATTGTATTCTTCTGTTAAACTGGAGTTACGATCATCTGTTGAATCTATAAGTACAACTTTACCCTCGCCTTGTTCAACTGCCTTTTTGAATTCACCCATACTTCGTTTGCAATGACCGCACCAAGGAGCATAAAATATGAGAACGGAATCGTCTGCTATTCTGGGTTTAACGCTTGTTTGTTCTGTAACATTTGCACCGAATGTGCTTTTAATTTTAGAACTACATATAAGAAGTATGATTAAGCCGAGGAAAACAATAGCCCCTAGTAACATGTAAGTTAATTTGTCTCCCTTTGGTAAAATCATTTAACTTTACTTTTTATTTTTTTTTACAAATTAAAACTTGTTTTTTACAAAAAATATTTTACTTAAAAACTTGTGCATAAAAGAAACTAAAAATGGTTCGCACCAACAAGTATGACGATTCCGTTTGTGAAAAAGTAGAGTTTTCAGGGAAAATATTTATGTATGCTTCTCGTTCATGGAATGTATTATTTCCAATAGTAGACATTATTCGGATATTAAAAGCTAATACAATCATAGCACATGTAGTTGGTAAAGGACAAGATATTATAAGAATGTATGGTTCTCAGTATAACCATAGAATGTTGACTTATGAACTTAAAAATAAAAAAGACTTTTTTGAAAATTTAAGAACCATTAGAACAATTTTTATATTTAGCGATGAATCTGACATCACTTCGACAAATTTAATAAATTTTGCAAAAACAAATAAAATTAATGTTGTTTGTTATTCAAATTTGGATACAATTTATCATTTTTATAATTACAGCGAATCCAAAGCTGAAGTTGATAAATTTTCATTTAAAACACCAGAACTTGTTATTGAAAAAATGTATTATTATTTTGACTTAGAACGTTTTAAAAAATACGCTGAACTTTTTGATGATTTTGAGCTTATCGAATTACCAACGGAAAATAAAAAATCGGTTCTTGATGAGTGTATAGAAAAAATAAAGGAAGTTCAAGTAAGTGAAGAAAAAAAGAAAGTTTATACTAAGTTATTTGACCCTCATCTTAACAAACTTAAATATATGGAATATCAAAGGTCTCAAAAAAATATGATTTTTCCAGATAACGTTGAAAATATTATTAAAAAACAACAAGACTCTCAAAAATCACTTCTTTCTAAATTTTTTAAAAAAAAGTAAAATAATTTTTTGTTAAGGTTCTTGAAGTGCGATATGGTTTTTAAAGAATATATTTTTGCTATTTATATATCCATTCATATAAATATTAAAAATATCATCTCGTGTTTGATTTAAATTAACTGATTCATTACTAAATGAGGTGTCTAAAATTGTATAAATATTATCGGTATTTTTTTTATTAGATTTATTTGTTATAGTAACAAGACTATTTAAAAGGTCTATTAATTTTACAGAACTTTGATTATTTTCAGGATAAAACGCAACATCAAATGCTATACTAGTTGTTTCATCTACTGTATCAATGGGACAGTTATTACAAATTCCTCCATCATAATAATACTTTCCATTTATGAAGTATGGAGGTAATACAATAGGTAAACTGCAACTTGCTCGAACGGCATCAATAACTTTTATATCAGGTGTAAGTTTGTAATTGAAATATTCAAGTTTCGAATCTGTTATATTAAGTGCACTTGTTGTAAATTTAATTTTAGACCTACGATAAAGTTCTATAAACGTTATATTAGGATCAATGTGGTAACTCATAATTTCTTTAATTATTTCTGTAAATTTTATACCAGCCAATATGGATTGTTGCACCACAATATTATCTATATCAATATCGAAAAGTTCTTTGAAATTCAAATTCATAAAAAAATCCAACAAAAAGTCCCATTTTATACCTAAAACATAAAACAAACCAAAGACACCACCAGCAGAAACACCAATAATTTGTTCTATATCAACAAGGTGATCACGATATTCTTCTAAAACACGTAATGAACCAATATAAGCCCATGCTTTAAATCCACCACCTGAAAAAACAATATTTTTAATCATTATTTCTTTTATTTTAACGAAACAAATTTATTCTTTATAAAAAGCGCTCGCATCTTAAATTATTTTTTACAAAAAAATAAATACTTTAAAGATGCTTATGGATCTAATTTAAATAAAAATGAGTGGATACTTCGAATCCAAGTATCTTACAATCATTGGACATGTCCAATCTGGAAAAACAAATGAGGAAATTAATTATTGTTGGAATTCAGTCAATAATTATAAGACCCCTGTTGTTTTTATCGTAAGAAACATTACAGCTGACCAACTCCAACTGAGAAGTCGCTTTGATGGACGTATGGAAACTAAGTTATTGAAGCATCTTTCGGTCGAGAAAGCTGTCGAATTTATGGAATCCATCGGCGTTATCATTCTTCTTTGCAATGAAACCCAGCTAAAAAAAATGAAACAAATTATTACCACCTTTGGTAAGTCTTATAATGTATGTATTGATGAGGCTGATTTTTCCATAAAATCCAAAGACCATGCGAGCTATATTGATGTTCATTTGGATTTTATCAAGAAAAATGCAAATTACATTCTTGGAGCTACCGCAACTCCATTTGCGCTCTTTTCTAGTGACCAAAGTGTTACTAAAATAAAAAAAATTAAACCCAATAACAATTATTATGGTATTGAAACTTTAAATATAAAATATGTCGATAGTTGTATCATTCGTTCTGAAGATGACTTTCCACTTTGCGATATGAGTGCTATGGATTGTATTTATGAATCGTTCATGGAAAAAGAATATGGGATGATTCTCCATACCGTTGTAAAGGAACGTGAGAACCATTTTAAAATTCAAAAGTATCTTAGTAATATATATCCTCAAATGACTGTGATTACATATAATGGTGATGGAATAAAAGTTATTTGTAAACGGCGGAACAATACCCCATTTGCTGACCGCAAAGAAGTAAACAGTTATGGACAACTTATAAATAAGTATTTTATTCTTGAACAAAACAATACTTTTGTTCATTACTTCAAAAATTACAGTATCTCCGAAGTTTTACAGCTTCTTGTTGATGACCCTGAACACGACCATACTCATATTAGTATCATAGCTGGTCATCTTGCATCTCGTGGTATCAGTTTTGTTAGTAGTGATTACACTCTTCATCTTACAGACCAATATTTGTATGCAGCCAACTCTACTCATGGTGAAAACCTTTTACAGTCTCTTCGTATTTTAGGATGTTACCAACAAACTGTCCCATTGACGCTGTGGTGTTCTAAGAAAATATGGAAAACTATTATTGTGCACAACAAAATTATAAATGATCTTGTCCGTGGAGTTAACAATTCAACGCAATGGATGGCAAAAATAAAGGACGTTATTATAAATAAACCACCTACTCCATTGACTCGTCCTCGTCTTTGCAATTATGCAATCAAGCCTCAAAAGAAAAAGTTTAGCTTGGAAATTATACCACCACCACCCAAGAAAGAACTCGAGGAGGAAATCTAAAACAAGCCTTCGGGCAAACCAAAAAAACTTAAAAAAATAGCCTACTGCAAATGAGTTAGTTCCTAAGTTTGATGAATTCTATACAGATAAAGAACAGAATTTTATCTACGAAGCACTTAAGCAGAAGTAGAATCTTTGATTTTTCTCTCTGTAATCTCGATATATTCCTTATTAATGTCAAATCCAACATACGTTCTTCGACTGATTTCTATCAAACTTCATACCCTTTGGTAGATTTCCTACGAGAGCAGATGAGCCTTTGTTGTCAAGACTTTCCTGAAATACCCTTAATGTTCTTTTAGTTCAGGGATTGTTTTCGAGTTGTAATCCATTTGCTGTGATACTTACTGAATGCATTTGTTGTGGATCAATTTTTACCACTTGCACAATCGTTTTTGACATTAAAAGAAACTCTTTCTTCTTAAAGCAGCGCCAAAGCGCTGCGACGGGTTAATTTCATTAACCCCTTTAACGCACGATTTTTTAAATTAAATTAAATGTTTTTGATTTTTAAATGATAGAACTCATTATAATTGTAGTTATAATTTTAATTTATTTTTTTATGAAAAGACAAAAAAATGTGTATGATGTCGCTTATGACCTAGGAAATGTATATTTAAATAACCTTGAGTATTCCCCAACTTATGCTGTTATGTTTGATATAGATGATACACTTATTTCTTCAATTACAAATAAACCCATAGCTCCAATTATAAAATTATTAAAAGAATGTAATAAGCATGGTATAAAAGTTCTTATTATAACTGCACGTGATTCGAGATATACATCAGAAACAATTGAACAACTTATCGAAGTTGGTATTTATCCGAGTGAAACTATTCCCGAATTTACAACTTTATATAATTACATCGATAAACCAAATAATGCTGGATTTTATGATTTTATTTATCTTAGACATAGTCCCCAAGAAAACAATGAGCTGTTTAAATCAAAGGTGAAAGAAAATCTCGCTAAACACGGGCTTTTTACAGTGATGAGTGTAGGAGACAATGAAATTGATGTTTTGGGAGACTATTCAGGGTATTCTATCAAATTACCAAATTTAAGTGATCCGAGGTTATTTCACAAAAATAATCTTGGACAAATGGTTCATGTCAAAGTTTAATTTTGAAAAATAAAATAATTTAAAAGTTAAAATGATAAAAGGTTTAAAAGATTTTTATTTTATATTTACGTTTTGGAAAATGTTTGTTTTAGTTTATCAACTTATGATAAATCAAATTATAATGGTGAATTATTTTTATAGACATATTTACTACAAGAAGCTCCAACTAAAAAAATCTAAATAATTTCTTTGGCTTTATTGATGATGAAAGTTCTGGTTTTTTAAATGGAATTGGTGGTTTATTAAATGGTAAATTTTTCAATAAAGTATAGTACATTTCAATTATAAAATCTTTTCGTGCTGAAGCATTGGGGTTATTGATTTCAAATTCTTCACTAAAATATTTTATTTCCCTAAAAAGGATTTTCAATTGTTCTAACGTTATTGGTTTAAATGTAGTTATTAAATTTTCAACACATCTTTTAATAACTGTATTTTTAAATAAACGAATAATTGAATCTATTTTATCAAATGTATACTGTGGAGCTAAATTATGACCACGATCGATAATTAATCCTTGGTCTTCTATACGATTTATATAATAATTTAATCGTTGATGTAGAGAGTAAAAACAAGCTAATACAACAGCAGCTAACATTTCATCGTTATATTTTTCTGGATCATTGTTTTCAAGATCTTCTGTAGAAAAGATAATTGTATGTCCTCTCCATTTAACACCTCCTTCATTTATAATATAATCAGCATAACCAGGAAGTTCAATTTTACACATTGGATGATGCTTTCCTTCGTAATTTTTTGAATAAATAGTATGAACTTGTCCAGGTGTATAAACAAGTGCATTTTTTGAAGTATAATAATAAATATGGACCGGAACCCCACATATATTATGGACAATACCAGTGTTTATTGCAAGAAGTGGTTTATTTTTCTTTCCGAATGAAAACTTTTTGTTTGGAAGTTTGTTTAAATAAAGTATATCTCTATTTACTTTATCCATTATCTTTACGTTAACATTTTTTTAAAAAAATAAAAGCATTTTTTAAGAATGAATGTCCAAGAAGTATTACAAATAGGCAAGGAGCGAAAATTACGAACGAAAGAAGCAACAAAAAAAATAGTTGAAAATATTCACAAAAAAATAAAATATTACGCGGAACTTCGAAAAGAAGAATGCGTTTATCTTGTTCCTCCGATAATAAATGATCTTCCTATATATGATTACGAAACAGTTATTAAAGATATATTTAAAATACTTGACCAAGAAGGATACATAGTTTCTGCTTATTCAAATGGACAAATCCATATCTGTTGGAATGAAAAGTTAGTTGGGCAAAAAGTTAAAACTGATGCATACATTCTTTCATGTGAAGAACAGAAGCTTAAGAATATTACTAAAAAAGCCAAAAAGGTCGATGAACGGTTTTCATTTTTGGCTAATCCCAAAAAGACGAACAAGGAATTAACAATTGAAGATAAATTGGACGAACAAATTGAAAAAATTCTAAAAGAAAAGGAACAGAAACAAAAACAAATAAAAAAAATTGTTGGAAATTTTAATAAAAATTAATTTAAAAAATTAAAAGTTAAAACTTCTAAAACTAAAAGATGTTAAAAACAATGAGTAAACGACCTCATTTTTTAAAAAATATAAAAATTCCAATAAAAGAAGGTGTTTCAAAATCTTTTAAAAAAGATATGAATGTACCACTAGTTGATTGTAAAAATTGTAAGTATTATACAGAACAAGAAAAATACAAAGGATGTAAACTTTTTAAATATTTAAATATTGTTACTGATTACCCATTTGATTTTTTTAATTATATTGATGTAGAGTTATGTAGATCTGATAAATCATTATGTGGACCGAATGGTGTTTATTTTAAAAAAAATAAATAAAATTTAATTTTAATTAAATAAAATTTTATTTGATTAAAATAATAAACAATGACATTTACTTTTAGTTCTAAAAAAACTCAAGACAAGTGGTATTCTATTGGATTTCCATATAAACCATCATGGGGATGGAATAAACCAGCACCTAAAACATCGCTGTATAATATTAACATGGCACATACAGCAAATACTTTAATGTTAAATCTAGTTGAATTTGTTCACTGGACACCAATTATACCAGCCTTTCTAATGGCTCAGTCCATACTGAACAATAGTGATAAATGGACAAATTATTTTTATGGTGACAAACAAAGAACTCTGTTTTTTCTTCTTTCTCCAGTAATCTCATTTTTCGGTGGTCTTCCTGGTATTATGATGCATACGTATGAAGGTTGGCAAGTAGCTCCTTTTGATAGTCCATTAAGAGGAAATTTACAGAATACAAATGTGATTGTTTCAGATAAAAACAATCAGTGGTTAAGAATTGTTGCTTACTTTTTTATTTTTAACATGCAGTATATGGGATTACAGGCATTTTCGTATGCTATATTAGGCCCAACCTATTTTTATGGATGTTTGAAATTTTTATCTGTAAGTGGCTTTTTTATTGGTTATCTAGGTAATCAAGATTATAAAGCAACCTTTGATTTTAAATGGTTAAAAACAGCTGGTGGCTCAACATTTCCATTAGCTTGGGCCACATTATTACCATTTGTTCTTGCAGCATCGTTAAATATGTATGCATTTTCAGAATTAGGTAGATTAGTATTTCCAGGAAAATTTAACGTAATCAATTCCTTAGCTCCTCCGATACTAATTGGATTAGGTGGTGTTATTGAAGGTTTATTTGCAGAAACAATATTCGATCAAAAAATACATGCATTTGCAGTAATACTTTTTAATACTGGATTTTGGCTTCAACTTAATATGATTACAAAAGGTGGTGATATTCTTTCTTAGTCCTTATCATGAAAAGAAACAATTATTTAATTTAAAGAAATATATAAGTTTTAAAGAAAACAATGAAGATTCTATCATTTGATGTTGGGATTGTTAACTTGGCATATTGTGTTATTGAAAAAAATGGCAATGAAGATTCCTCTCCAAAAATTCTTCACTGGGAAATTATTGAACTCAGTAAAAAGGGAAACACATTTAGCGCCCATATCGCCACTTCTGGTATTGCGGAGTTGTACCTTACTTTGATAAACCAACTGGATCAGCGACCACATCTAAAGGAAATAGATATTGTTCTTATAGAAAAACAACCATCGTTTAATCCCAAAATGCGTATTATTGCAGGGTGCCTGCAGACGTATTTTTATATTCGAGGTGTAGTTGACAAACCAACAGATAAAATCCGTTCAGTTGAGTTTTTTAGTCCCAAACACAAACTTAAGTGTTATGATGGACCTGTTCTGGACATTAGTTCAAACAATGGAAAGGTAGTAAAGGGGAAATATGCCCAGACCAAAAAGATGGGTGTAGCTATAGCTAGAACAAAATTGGAAGACTATAACGAAACAGAATGGTTAAAGGCATTTGAAAATAGCAAAAAGAAAGATGACCTTTCTGATTGTTATCTTCAAGCATTGACATATCTTATGTTTAAAGAACAACGAAATTGTAAAGAACAACTAAGTGGAAAACCCAAATCTAAAGCAAATTTTAAGAAGGAGCTCAAAGAATTCCTCGACTCAAAGATTAAGAATTGTTCAGTTACAGACCTTATGAATAAAACTTATCGAAATGTGCATGAATTAGAATTTCCGATCGAAATTTCCGAATCCATGGAAACGTTGTTGCCAAAATTGTCAATGAAAAAATATTTGAATTTTAAATATTTTTAAATTTAAAGTAATTTAGCTTTGCTAAATTTAAAGTAATTTAGCTTTGCTAAATTTATTTAATTAAGAATTGAAGTTGGTCTCTGCAATTAAATAAAGTTTTATAAAATACACCACGAAGTGAAATAGGTGCATTTCGTTGTTCATTTTCAATACAAACTAAGAGGGTATCCATACTTACCCAACGAATAGTATTTTTTTCAATAAGTTTATTCATTTCTTGTTTGTCAAATTGGTATCTTAGAAAAGTTGCAATTTTATTAAATATTTCAGTGTAATTTACATTTTCAATAAACATAAGAAACATGTAATATGGACTTCCGTTAAGAGTTTTTGAAATTATTTTTACAGCATTATTTTGAAGTTTAGTATTACATTCTTCAATACTAATTACAGAACCAAGAGTTTCTTCATAGAATTCTCTAATTGCTGTATTAAGAGGTTCTGAGTGATCTTTAAATTCACACCGTCCTCCAAAATCCGACCAATCATTTTCATTGTCTTTTCCCAAAAGAAACATACATTTTCCGGATTGGTCAAATGTGTATGGAAGTATTCCTGCAGAATACCTCGAACCATTTTTATCTATTTTTTTGTAGTTCCATGAATAATTATTCCACTTTGGATACATTTTATTTAACTTTACTTTTAACTTTAAATAAATTTTTGCGTTAAATAAGTTTAAAGAATCTATTAATAAATATAAAAATGAATAACAACAATGATGAATTTATCAAGGTGTCTCAAGGAGATTCATCGAGACAAACAGTGGATGTAAGAGGGGTAAAACCAATTAACAACATCAAGGTAATTCGCCAGGAAGAATCGTTTTCTTCTTCACTTAGCAGCAGTGGTAGTGAAACGAGTGAATCATCATCCTCATCGGAAGAAGCTCCCCACAAAAAGAAAACCAAAAAGGTTCTCAGAAAAAAGGAATCTCGACGAGGAGGACAACCACCACCACGTCATGATTTCTCGATGTTTTCAAATCCCAAAAAGGTTTCTCAACAACAAAATAATGATTATGATGATGAATCAGAATATACAGAAGATTCTTCCGAAGCAGGTTATTCTGAACAAGATTCTGAAGCAGAACAAACAATCAGTTTCGAAGAAAAACAAAAACTAAAACAAGACCTTCTTATAAAGATAGCAGCACTGGAAAAGAAGGGATTTGAATTTAGCAAGAAGTTTAACATGACATCAAATTACGAAGAAATGGAATTTGAATATTCCAAGATTAAGAAGTTTATTGAATCCCAAGCAGGAATCAAGTTTGCACGTCGTTGTCTGATGGCATGTGTTACCGGAATTGAATTTTTAAATAAGAAATTTGACCCCTTCAACATTAAACTTGAGGGTTGGTCAGAGAATGTTATGGAAAATGTAGATGATTATGACAATATTTTTGAAAAGCTCCATGAAAAATACAGCTCCAAGGCAGAAGTTGCGCCTGAAGTTGAACTACTACTTATGTTAGGCGGAAGTGCATTTATGTTTCATCTTACAAACAGTCTTCTTAAGGGCCCAGCAATGAGTAACCTTGTAGCACAAAATAATCCGAATTTCATGGCATCGATGATGGGTGCCATGAGCCAGGGAATGAAGGAAGCAGCTCGTCCACCACCACCACAGGGAATGCGTCAACCTGGTGGTCAGCCAAATTTTCCACCACCCATGGAAACTCGAGGCATCCGCAAGGAAATGCGAGGACCAACACTTGACCAAAATCTTTTCAGTGGAACACCCCTCGCAAGTAATTACCCACAACCACCAGTTCCACCTAATTTTTCAATGAACCGTGGTGTTCAGCAACAAAATTTTTCACAAGGTGGAACTTATAATCCCGCTGGAAGCGGATACAATGCTCCACAAGGTGGAGGAGCTTACTACGAAGAAAACCCAATAAATGACGATGACCGTTTTTCAATTGCATCAAGTGATACATCTTTATCGTCAGTTTCTTTAGGAAGCACTGTTAAACAAGTTAATATTAAGAGGGGTGGTGGTAAAAAAGGTGGTGGTGGTGGTGGTTTTGAATTAAATATCAAATAAAATAAAATTATCGAGTAATTTTTTGAAAAAAAAATAACGTTTAAAATTAAGCTTTATGAGTAAATTAAATTTTGCTGCAGTTGACAAGGCATTTGAACTTGGTTCTTCCCAGATAAAAGATACACAAGAAGAAATATCCCAATTAACAAAATTAATTTTAGAAAGTAACAACATTTCAAAAAAGCCGAAACAAAAGAATTTATCTCCTCCTGAAACTGCATATGATTTACCAACAAGTGAAATGTCCAGCCCATTAAAACCACCCCAATCCAATTACAATCAAGCACAAGTTTCAAACTATATGCGTATTGGTTATCCTGACCAACAGCGAGCTCTTTTTAGTCCTAACAATGCACAAGATGATATAGATTTTAATTTAATGAAAGTTGTCGGACATCCTAAGTTTGATGACATTGTAAAGAATTATGCACTTATTAATCACCCTGAGTGGTTACTTAGAGAAACAGTTTATAAACAACCACCTAATTTCAGGCTTTCTCCACAAACAGTAAGTTATTTTGGAAATAAATACCAATCAACTGTTTGTTCTGATGTAAAGAATTACGTAATTTTCTTTGTGGCTAGTATAATGATTTTCCTTTTACTAACGATTTATCTTAAATAAAATTTAACAAATTTAACTTTTTAATTAGGTCTTGAAAGTCGTAAATTTTTCTTTTCTGGTTTTGATTTGGTATTGGTAACTTCCGTAACTTCAGGATAAATATAGTTAAAATTAATTAAATTGATTCCATAAGAATCAACATTTCTTGAGTTTCTAAATTCAGAAATATCAAGATATCCACCAAACATTTTAAGTGCTTGTCTAGGTGGAGCCTTTTTAATACATACTGCTTCAGTAATTCCATGTAATTGTTGAACCAATAATGTTATGAGCATAGAACGTTCGGCTGCTCTATGGTCATTTCTTTCAAAATTGTAACTTTTTACACAGTTCCATGAACAAAATAACCCAACAAACATAAATCTCTTACGTAGTGAATCATATTTTACAGGAAGAGTGCACGGTGAACCTTCAAATGTATGACAACACCACCAACAACAAGTATTGCATGTTTGAGGCCAATCTTCTATTGATTTTACTTGGTCTTTTGTTGTAGTAATGACTTTTATCTTTTTTATTGATTCTTCTTGAACACATTCTGAAACTATTTTTGGAGTATAACGTTTGTTTTCAGTATAGTTCTTTTCATTCATTTTGATAAAAGATTCAACGGGAACTTCTTTTTCTTCATCGGATGAATATTCATCTTTGTTTATTAAAACATCAAAGTTTGTTCTTGTTTTTAATTTAAAATCATTGATGTCTTCAGTTTCTATTTTTTTTGAAACGGTGATATTTAAATTTCCAAATGAAACCTTTTTCACACAAGATTCCTCCACATGTGGAGGAGGAGCATCATCATCGGAATAAACAATATGGTGATTAAAATTGTTTTGATCACCGCGATTGAGTATTTTTTCAAAATTTTCTATTTGATATTTCTTCTTACGACCACGTTTTTTCTTTTCTGACTCATGGACGGGAACTTCCTCAAAAGTAAAATTTTTGGGTTTTCGACCACGTTTTTTTTGAATGTCGAGGAGTTCCATTTTAACTTAAAATAATTACTTCTTTAAATTAAAATTAATTTAAAAATTTAAGTAAATGATAATAAAATGCTCAAATTAGTTAGCGTATTTATTTCTGGTATTATTTTAAAGGACTACGTTGCAAATATTGCTAAATCTTTAATTACAAATGGAGTAAATTTTTACCACAATTTCCATAAAGATTCAGAAAAAACAAAAAAAAAACTACTGGAGGTGTACATTGTTATTAAAATAACAAATTACGATACGTTCGATGAAGAATTTCCAGTAATGGAAAATAAACAAAGAGTCCAACCAATGTGGCAATATTTTGAAAACAAAAATGTTATAAAAATTAAAATAGACAACCCTGTTTTTGTTCATGAAACAACAAGCGTAGCTGATTTTTTAAATAGTACCGATTTAGATATACCTTTTTTTAAATCTTTTTCAGACATTTACGTTTATGTTCATTACACTGTTGATGATAAAGAATATATTAATGTATACACCGAAGAAAGTTTCATAAACACGTTTGATTTTAAAGTGAAAGAAGAATCAGAACTTTCAAAGAAATACAATTCAATGATTTGTGCAACTATAAATCAAAATAACAAACCAATTTATATTACGAAGTATTTTAAAATGTATTTGAACAACAATTTACCACTAACAACTGAAATGTTATTATTAAATTATGATAATTTTGATTCGAATTTAAATAATAGTAATATAAATTTACAAATAATAAATACAAACATTATCAATACAAATTCATTAAAAGAATTTATTTAAAATTAATTCATTTAAAAAAACAAGTTTTTAAAAAAGATTATGGAGGACTATTTACTTTATATCAAAACTGTCCAATCTCAGAGTATTAAAATTCTTGTAGAATCTCTCAAGGAAGTCCTCACTGACATTAATCTTTATTTCGATAATAATGGAATTAAAATCATGACTATGGATAATGCCAGGGTTGCCCTGGTATACGTCAGACTTATAAAAGACAATTTTGAAGAATACATTTGTTCTTCCAAGAACATGTGTGGAATTAATATGATTTATTTTTTTAAGATTTTAAAGACAGTGAGTAATAATGATGTTTTAACACTTTTTATTCGTAAAAATGCTATGAATGAATTGGGTATTCGTATTGAAAATAAAGAAAAAAATACAATTACAGAGAGTTACCTCAAGATGCTTGATATATCTGAAGAAAAGCTCGAAATACCAGATATTCAATACGACTCAGTAATTTCCATGCCTTCAGTTGACCTTCAGAAGTATTGCAGGGATCTTTCCGTAATTAGCAATCATGTAACAATTAGTAGCACTGAATCAAAGTTTATTTTAGAATCAATTGGAGACTTTGCATCTCAGAAGATAATTATCGGTGAAGCACAAAATGGTCTTATCTTTTCCAAAAAAAATCAAAATGTAAGTGAAAAATTTGACTTAAAATATCTCAACTCATTTACCAAAAGCACTAATCTTTGTAGTACAGTTGAGATTTTTCTGAAGAAAGAATACCCACTGGTTATTGAATATAACGTTGCAAACCTCGGCAAACTTCAGTTCTGCCTTGCACCAAAAATCCAAGAAGACTAATTTAAATCGTTTTTTTAATAAATTTAAATTAATAAGTGTTATTATTAAATTAAATTTATTATGATGATTCCTACATTTTTATTTCCACTTGAGGAACAATTGGTGGAACCTGTTAAATACTACTATGAAATGAATGGAAAAAATATAAGAAAAAAATTGTGTTGTATTATGGGTAATTTGTTCAATATACCAATAGAAGACATTGAAAACATTAATAATTTAATTAATGTTTTACATAATGCTTCTTTAGTTATAGACGATATAGAAGACAACTCTATATTACGAAGAAAAAATGAATGTGCTCATATAAAATACGGAATACCCTTAGCATTAAATGCTGGATATTTAACTATTTTCAAAGTATTATATGAAATGAACAAGGATACTACAATTAGTGAAAAATTAAAACATAAAATCATTGAAAATGTTTATCTCACACATGTTGGACAAGGTATGGATATTTATTATACAAAAACACAAACGATACCGTCAATTGAGGAATATTACAAAATGATTGAATATAAAACGGGAATGATATTTTTATCAATGTTAGATTTATTTAGAGAAAAAGTTAAAAATATTGAAACAGAAATATTTTATACAATAATTTTAAAATTCTCATATTTTTATCAAATAAGAGATGATTATATTAATATGGCAGATATAAATTACTGGAAAGAAAGAGGATTTTGCCAAGATGTAGATGAACAAAAAATAAGTTTTTTAATAACATATGCTTACAACAACAAATTAAAAAAACACAAGAAAATTTTAGATTATTTAAAAAAAAAAGAAAAAAAGAAACTCGTTTGTTTATTTCATAAAAATGGTTTATTTGATAAAATATACTTTATACTTGATGATTTGAAAAAAGAAATAATAGAAATTTTAGAAAGTAAAAATATAAATGAGTTTCTTACGGTTTTTAATGATTTACCATTTTATAAATTCGATATAAATTCTTTAAATTTTGTTTTTAACTCATAAACAACGATAAATTTATATTAAAAAAAATAATAGGGTTTTATATAATACGTTTAATGGCAACAGGAATAGCAAGTCCATGGGGACAATCCTCTCAAATGGTTGCGGGAATGAACAATAGTCTAGATGCTGGAATGCATCATCTTACAGGAGAACAGAGTTTAACAAGTTATCCACCTACATTTAATGGTAATACATTTGTTAGTCCATTGACAATAAAAAATGCAAGTTACTACAGTGGAACTGCACCACTTTCATTCGGTAAAAGCAAAAAACTAAAGGATGTAATTTTAGATATCAAATATCTTAAACGCGTTTAAAGAAACAATTAATTTCTAAATAAAATGATTCACCCAAGAGTTCAAGAGCTCCTCCAAATCCCACAATATGAACAACGAACACCGGAATGGTATCGTCAACGCGAAAACGCAATAACGGCAAGTGATATTCCAACTGTTTTGGGCGAAAACCATTACAAAACTCCATGGAATCTTCTTGTAGATAAATGCAACGCCAATCCAAAACCATTCGTAGGAAATACAGCAACTCGTTGGGGAAATCATTATGAAGACATCGCTATAGAAAAATATAGCGAGCGTTATAACAAAGAAGTACTTTCATTTGGTCTTTTAATTCATCGTGATCATGATTGGTTGGGAGGTTCTCCAGATGGTATTACGAAAGATGGTATACTTCTCGAAGTAAAGTGTCCTTTGAAACGTAAGATAGTTATGGGTGAAGTTCCTGAACATTATCTTTCCCAAGTTCTTTTGAATCTTGAAATATGCGACCTTGAACTTGCACATTTTATTGAGTTTATTCCAGGTAACAGTGACAATGATTTTGTTTTAAATGTTGTAGAAGTAAAACGTCAGCGTGAATGGTTTTCCAAGGAACTTCCTAAAATGAAAGAATTTTGGGAATCAGTGTTAAAGTATCGTGTAGAAGGTATTCAAAAACATCCGAAGTATCGCCCACCTCGTAAGAAGGAGCCGGAAGGTATTACTTTGGACATCGGCTCATTTTATGGAAACAAGCCTTCAGAAAAAAAGGAATCGTTCATGTTTGTTGAAGAAATTGAGATCGAACCAGAAGTTCAAGACCTAAAGATCCCTTTTGTTCCATTTTTAGAGTCTGAAGAATAATAATTTAAATTTAAAATAATAGTAAAATTATACAATGGGTGGATTTCCCTCATCAATGCGTAATGTACCATCTTCATTAAATTCAAACGAATATATAAAGATGAAAACAAATACAGGAGAAACATATTATTTTCACTCTCGAACAATAAAATCTCAAATTACGAACAATATTGAACAACAATTAGGAAATAGTTTTCTTGGATTATTTGTTCCACAAAACAATAAAAGTATTGTAAATAGAATATTAAACGCCAATAAAAACAAAACATCACCCTTTTATGCAACTGCTACACCTAATAGAGATGATACACCAATTGGTTCTACTTCTAGTGCAACCGATTTAAGGATGTATATAATTGGATTTTCTTTAGAAAGAAATGTTAATCTTGAATTTTCTTCTTTTGAAAAGGTTAGTTCAACAACAAGTTTTGGAAAAAAAAATAAACTTGCTGAACTAAATCGCGATATAAAAATTTTAAATAAAATTACTTAAAAATATGTGCGTTAAAGAAGAAAATAAAGCTTAGCCATTTTAATGGGTATCAAGGGAATAAAATCCCTTATAAAAAAACATGTTCCTGAAAGTATTACTTCTATAAAACTTTCTGATCTTCGAGGAAAAACAGTTTGTATTGATTCAAGTATTCTTCTTTACAAGTATAAATATATTTACAGCGATGATAATTTCCATATTCATGGATTTTTACAAAAGATTTTAGAACTTCAAAATTATGGTATTAAAGGTATATTTGTTTTTGACGGAAAGCCTCCTGAGGCTAAGCGTGAAATTTTGAACAAACGCAAAGAACAAAATACAAAACTTAAGGAACAACTGATTATTTTAAAAGAAGAACGAAAAAACAGCAATGGTCCCGAATTCATCGATTCTGATGGTGAGGAAACTTCGGTTAAAAAGTCAAGGGACCTCGATAAAAAAATTAACGCACTTGAAAAAAATGTAAAACCAGTAACTCGCCAGCATTCACTGGACCTTATGGAACTTTTTAAAAGTTTAGGAATACCGTATTTTTGTTCTGAATCGGAAGCTGAAAAAAGTTGTGTTTATCTCCAAAAGAATGGATACTGTGATTATATTCTTACTGAAGATACGGATTCACTGACGTTTGGAGGGAATAACGTTATTTTTTGTAAGAAAAATGATTATTTTGTTTGTAATTTGGATAAAGTTCTTGAGGGACTTCAATTAACCCATTCTGAATTTGTAGACCTTTGCATCCTTTGTGGATGTGATTATACATGCACTATACCCAAACTTGGACCAGTATCTGCACTAAATACTATCAAAAACTTTCGTTCAATTGAAAAGTTTTTAGAGAGCACACACAAATTTACAGTTCCCGAAACTTTTGATTACCAAACGGCACGGGAATTATTTAAATTAACTGAATTGAATATTGAATTCAATACTACACGAAACAAAGCGGATTTTACCGCGTTACTTTTCAAATGGAATTTGAATACTTTTATTAGCAAGTTCAATTTTTGTGAAATAATATTTTAAAAATTAAAAAAATTTAATCCCGATGGATTAAATTAATTTAATTTAATTTAATTTAATTTTAGCCGAAAATAATTTCTAGGAGTATTTTATAATAAAATGGGTTTCAGTTTCGGTAAAAAAAAGCGTCACTCCAAGAAACACGGCAAGAAGCATGCTAAGCCACCTGCAAAGCTCCTCCGCATCTGCAAGAAATACCGTGTAAAAGCCACCAAGAAGGTGGGTGGAAAGCGGATGTATAAATCTGTTGCAACACTTAAGAAGCTTTGCCTTCGCAAGGCCCGGGCTCTCCGCAAGAAGCTCATCAAGATGCACAAGAAATCAATGAAGCACCACAAGAAGACCCACAAACGCCGAGTTACGAAGAAGACTCACAGTAAGCGCCGTGGAGATGCATTCGGTGAAGATGAAGCAATGATGTCCTTCGGAAGGCGCCGTGCTCGGTTCGGTGAACAACACATGAATGGTAAAGAACATTCAATGATGTCCTTCGGAAGGCGCCGGAGCGGATTTGGAAACATTGCATGGATTCGCCCAGTAACTCACAAAACATTTGAGAATTCACTGGGAAAACGTTACGCGAGGATGGATTACAACCAAAGCGACCTTCTTGCTGCTGAACAGTGCCTCGGTGCTGGTAAGCGAGCAGATATAACATGCTATGATGTTAACAAACCAGCTTTCGGACGCCGCCGGCCCACCCGTGCTCGGTTCGGCATGAAGATTGGTGGATACACTGTTCCCGGAACTGAATTCGGAAATGGCCGTCTCCCAATGTTCGGCATGAAGATTGGTGGATACACTGTTCCCGGAACTGAATTCGGAAAGCGCCGGGCAACCAAGAAGGTCTCCAAGTCTGCTGCCATGAAAGCATTCCGCTCTTTTTACAAGCGCCATTGTTCAGCTCGCAAGTCAGGTTTCGGTAACGGAGGTAACCCCCCACTGAACGCTTCTATGGGATACGAATTCTGCCCCAATGGAATGGGAGGTGTTCTCGGATTCAACAGTACTGGTCTTTTCCCCTCCCCTTGCATCAGCCAGGGAAGCTCTGCACCAGTTCAGATGGGTTCCCTTCCACCCCCCACCAAGGTCTCCCAAGGAGGCTTCGGTCGCCGCCGGCCCACCCATTCTCGACGTGCAAATAGTACTGGCAAGATGAGCCGTGCAAATAGTACTGGCAAGATGAGCCGTGGTCACCGCCGCACTTACAATTAAATAAAAATTAAAAAAGTTCACTTACCAAAATATTTTCTTTAATATTTTTTAAAGTATTATTAAGAGTAATTTCTCCATTGGGTTTTGATTTATCATAACGAATTCTATAAGGTGTAAAAGTTTCAAGGTCATTGGAAATTTTAAACTCTATAACAACCCCATTTAAAAGGTCAACAGATTCAGGAACAAAATCTATAATTTCTTTGTATTCTTT